TTGAGATGGTGTTGCTCACAAACCCTTGCTAATCGTGGAACGGCTCGTACATGGGATGGTTTTTTAACCTACCTTGTCGATGGTACGTTATCCGATGGTGATATGGACACGTCATTAGTTGGAAACACTTTGAGCTCTGCAATGTTATATTGTTGGATGCGCCGCGTAGGAATTAAACGTTATCGCGTGATCATTAATGGCGATGACTGCGGCGTGTTCATTGATCGTTCAGACATTCGACGGTTTACTACTGGATTGACTGAGTGGTATCTTACGCTTGGATTCAAGATGAAAGTAGAGAAACCGGTGTTTGAACTTGAGCATGTAGAGTTCTGTCAATCACATCCGATCTTTGACGGTGAACGCTGGATTATGGTTAGGCGTTTCCCCAATGCTATCTCTAAGCAGTGTCGCTCGTTAGTCGCCCTTAAAACCGCAGAAGACTATGATCTTTATTGGTCTTGTGTTGGTGAGGGTGGACTATCCATCACGGGGGGTATCCCATGTTTTCAAGACTTCTTTCGATCACTTATAAGGAAGAAGGCGTCCAAGTTTTTTCAGGGCGCTATTGAAGGCGTGTGGTCGCCGCACCTGTTGTTAGATAGGGTGTATCGTGAACCTTCGCCTATGGCTCGATATTCATTTTGGAGAGCCTTTGGCTATACACCTGACGAGCAACTTGCTATTGAGGGTTATTACCGTAGATCCTTGTACGCGTATAATGTACCGAACCCCGTTGATAGCGTCACTTCGAGACCCTATTCACTGATTTAACTCTTCTTGTTGCTTCTTTCAACGTTGTTTAATATTAAGATGGCTACTCCTGCTGTACGAGCCCGGAGACGTCGCAACCGCGCTAACAGGCGTGCTAAGGTTGCTGCAGGTATGCTCCCTCCACGCGTTCGAGGTAATCCTCGACGTCGTGGCCCTGCTAACGTGTCAGCCCCACTTGGTTTTACCACTCAGCCTAGAACTACTTTTAGTAATACTGGTCAACGATCTGTTCCCCAGTTACCACGTAGAGCTCGGCGGAGGATAGGTGGTGCTACGTTGCCACGTCAGCCTGCGGGTGGATTACCGGCATATGCCTTAGCAGTGGTCGATCCTGCTAACCCGGATGTTATTGGCACCAAGATTCCTGATGGTGACATGACGCCTTCGTACGCTTTACTGAACGGTCGACTTTGGAGGCTGCGACCACACAAACGGGCACCAATTACGATATGTGGTTGTGTACGCCCGACCCAGCCTTGCAGTTCGTCCAGTCTACTGGCACTTGGACAGCCACCTGGGCATTCACAGGTTTGACTAGTGCTGGCTTGCCTGCCCTCACGTCTATTCAAGCCAACATTGTTGCACTACGACTCGTGTCCGGTTGTATCACCGTTCGTTGTGATACAGCAGTTGCGTCTACTGCCGGACGGTTGTTTTTGTGCCCAGTGTTTCTTGACGGAAGGCGCACGCCTGCACAGACTATACCTGCGAATCTTACTGAGATGTTAACTATCCCAGATGTGCAAGTATATAACCTTTCATCCCTCATCAATAATGAGGCTATAGCTTTGTTTGATGCCTATGATCCTGCGTCACAAATCTATAAGTCCACGAGCAACCCATGGATTCCAACGACTGTAGCTGGAACCCCTGGTCCAGTGTTGCCTTCTGGAGGTAATTGGGCTGTACTTGTAGCCGTCACAGGTGTGCCTGCGGGTGGTACAGAGACTATTAATATAGATTGGACGCTCAATTATGAGGGCCTTGTAAGTATGGTGTCTGGTAACATTACCGCCGCTAGTCGAGCGGCGCCCTCACAGCCGACTCTTATGGCTGCCGTACAGAATATGATGGAGGATATTCCTCGTATCCGGTGCGTGGATAATGGGGGTGTCGCTGAGGGGGAATTTGGGACGGTTGTTAATAAGTATTGGAACCAGGCTGTGAATATTGCT